AATAAAGAACATGAAAAATCTCTTGATATAAGAACAACAGAGCAAAAAAGACTCGATACAATTAAAATTAAGTATGGAGTGAGTTCAATAAAAGAATATCACAAAAAATATCCTTTATCTGTGGAGAAAACTTTTATTAGAAAAGAAAAACAAAAAGAGTCTTGTATAAAAAAATACGGAGTATCAAATATAGGAAAAGTAAAGAGTGTTAGAGATAAAATAAAAGACACCTGTATTTTAAAATACGGTGATCTCTGTGCTTTAAATACCGATGAACAAAAAGAGAGAAGAGCTCATAATAAAAAGATAGACACATATATTAATTTTAAAAGATTTGCGAATATATGTATGCCGATGTTTACTCTTGAAGAGTGGATATTAAAGTGTGAAGAAAAACTCCCATGGAAGAAAATAAAAACAGGAGAGATTTTTGATTGTAAATACTACGGGTATCCTCCCGTTGGGAGATTTAAAGGCACGACATTAGAGGAAACAATTTACGACATGCTTGATATACTATCTGTTGAATATATCAAGCATGATAGAACAATCATTGCACCTCAGGAAATAGACATTTATATTCCAAGCATAAAATTAGGCATTGAATGTAATGGAGAATATTTTCATTCAGAGATTTCAAAAAGCGCAAGTTATCACATTGATAAGACCAATAGTGCAAAAAAAGCAGGTGTTCGACTTATACATTTTTTTGGAAAACATATTACACAGAATTCTAAAGTTGTTTACAACATCTTAAGATCGATTATAAAAGGAAATAATATTAAAATAGCGGCACGAAAATGTGAAATAGTTAATTTATCTCAGGTAACAGCAAGAAATTTTTTTGAAAAATATCACTTAAGCGGATTTTGTGGAGCAAAAATACATTTAGGTCTAATGTATAAAAACAGGCTAATATCAGCGTTATCAGTAGGCAAAGATAGATTTAACAAAAATAACGAACTTGAAATTATTAGATATGCAATAATGAATAATGTTACCGTTGTTGGAGGTTTCGAAAAACTGCTATCACAGATTAAAAGAATATATACAGGTGTAATTTTACACACATATGCTGATATAAATGTGTTTACAGGGAATGTTTATCGTCGCGCTGGTTTTAATTTTGTTAATACTACACCTCCTGATTACTACTATGCAAAAGGTTGTCAATATTTATCTCGCTATAAAACACAGAAACATAAATTAAATAAATTGTTGAAAGACAAATTTAATAAAAATGAAACTGAGGAAGAGAATATGAAGAGGTGTGGATTCTACAAGGTTTATGGGTGCGGCAGCACTCATTACACAATACAACTGTGATGGCAGGTAAAGCTCGATCAAGATTTAAACAAGGATTATTCCAGATCCAAAATAAAGACAAATATAAAGGAACAACTCCGATTATTTATAGGTCAAGCTATGAGCTAAAATTTATGAGGTGGGCAGATGCAAATCCTAATGTTGTTCAGTGGGGATCTGAGTCAATTATCATTCCGTATCACAATCCTCTCACTGGAAGAGTACATAGATATTTTGTTGACTTTAATATCACGATTAAACAGAATGATAGCACCCTTAAAAAATTTCTTGTTGAAATAAAACCTGATATTCAAACAAGACCTCCCATTGCAAAAAGACATTGTAAGGGATTGCTTAGAAAGCAGGCAGAGTATGTAAAAAATAAGGCAAAATGGATAGCAGCCGAAGCGTTTGCAAAAAAACACAATTCGGAGTTTCACGTTATAACTGAAAAGCATCTTAACATTAAATAATACATCAGTCCAGAAGATTATAAAAAAGAATAAGTATATGTTTTATAAGGTAAACCGTGAAATTGATCACATCTTGTATAAATAAGTATATAAACATATGGGACTTAAATTCTTAGTTGAAGATTGTCATGAAGGTCTCGATTTCTTAATCGAGGAAAAAAATAAAGACGCAGAACGTAAAGTTTACATTACCGGCGTCTTCATGATGCACAGTAAACAAAATCAAAACGGTCGTATCTACGAAAGCGTAGAAATGACCAAGGAGGTCGAGCGTTATACTAACCAAATGATCAAAACTCGCCGCGCAATTGGCGAAATGAATCACCCTCAATCAACTGAGGTTAATCCAATCAACGCATGTCACCTTGTTACTGAGTTAAAACAAAAGGACAACTATTTTCTTGGTAAGTCTCAAGTGCTCTCTACTCCAATAGGACAATTGCTAAAGTCACTTATTAGTGATAATATTCAGATGGGTATATCCACAAGAGGTCTTGGTAATGTTACTGAATCAGTATCAGGAAAGAATGTAAAAGACTTTCACCTTATCTGTCTCGATGTTGTTCATCAGCCATCTGTTCAAGATGCAATGCTTGAGTCCATTATGGAGTCAAAAGAGTGGATGGTAAAGCCTGATGGATCAATTATCGAGTGCGCAGAAAGATCTTATAAAGAGCTTGAAAGAAATCTTCAGAGTCTACCTAAACACGGAACAGATCAATTCTTAAAAGAATCTCTTCTTCATTTTATTAACATGCTTAAGGCAGCCTAAATTTATGTCACAACAAGAAACAAAAGCAATCAAACAATTTATTGGCGACATCGCCCGTAAAGATTATTCTCAAGCACAAGCTAGCCTGCAAGCATGTGTAGTTGAAAAAATTAAAACAAAAGTGCGTAATTCAATTGCAATATCTGCTAAAAATTAACTACTCAGGCATAAATAATATTACACTATAAATATGAACTTTAAGTCAATTCTCAAGGAGCAATTTAAGGACCTCATCACAGAGGAAACTCTTACAGCCGTACACGAAGCGTTCGAAGCCGCTGTAAAAGAGAAAGCAAAACTTCAGTTAGAAGATTATTCTGTTCGTCTAGACGAAGAACACTCCGAAAAACTTCAGTCGCTTGTTGAGGCTATTGACGCCGATCACACTGCAAAAATGCAGAAGCTTGTTGAGACAATTGATTTTGATCACTCACAGAAGTTTCAAAAAGCAATTACAAAACTTGACGAAAAGCACACTGGTATGCTTCAGCAGATCGTTAAAAAGTACCAGATAATTTTGAAGGAAGAAGTTGAGACATATCGCACAACATTAGTTGAGGGTGTTTCAAATTACATCGATCTTTATCTTGAGAAAGCTATTCCAGCTGATCAGATTAATGAAGCAGTGGAGAATACAAAAGCTCGCAAGACTCTTGTAGCTATTCGCCAGCTTGTATCCATCGATGAAGAGTATATTGACAATGAAGTCAGAGAAGCTCTTCAAGATGGAAAGAAAACAATTGACTCTCTTAAGAGAGAGTTGAATGAGTCAGTAGAAGCAAATGCTAAAATCAACAATAAGTTGAGCAAAGCAGAGGCTTCCTTGCTTATTGAAAGCAAGACTAAGGACCTACCTACAAACGCAAAAGCATATGTTACTAAGCTTTTGAAGGGTAAGAGCCCGGAGTATATTCAAGAGAACTATCAGTACGTAGTTGAGATGTTTGAGAGAGAGATCTCCGAACAAGAAGACAGTGCCCGCGAGGGTATTGCAGATCGCATCGTTAAATCGGTGGATCGTCCGGAAACGGACCTTCTTGAAGAGGAAATTTCTTCCTATCCGCAAGCCCTTGAGCCTGCGGTAGGCGGATATCTGAATGAGATGAAGCGCATCGACGGATCAAAACTCCGCAGATAATTTAACGTTCATCTTTACACAGGTCGAAAACTCTTCTTATGAAGAGATAAAAGAAAACTATTTAAACTATGGAAAATCTCCTTCACATTAATAAAACAGCTGCAGAGCGTCTTGTAGAGAAGTGGAGCCCAGTTCTGGACTACACATCAAACAAGGTTTCTGCAATTGAAAGCGATCACACACGTCTGAACACTGCTATTCTTCTGGAAAACCAGGAGAAGTGGTGCTTTGAGGCTAGCAATGCCGCAGGTGGATCTGGATCAGTATTCGGTGCTAACACTGGATATGCAAATTCAACAATCCCAACCAGCGATACATATGCTACTGGTGATGCACGTCTGCCAAAGGTTCTTATCCCAATGATTCGTCGTACTTTCCCTGAGCTCATCGCAAATGAGATCGTGGGTGTACAGCCAATGACTGGGCCAGTTGGATTAGCATTCGCAATGCGTTATAAGTACGAGAGCTCAGCTCTCGGATACCCTTCTAACGGCGGCGATGGTAACAACGCAAGCGGACCAACAGCAGGTGCAACAGCTTCCTCACAAGGTAAAGAAATCGGGTATAACTACCTGAACACTGCCTTCACAGGAACTTCATCAGCATCCCTCTCAGGACTTCCTGGAGTTTGGGACAACATTTCTGAAGATGCCGGCGTAGCCGCTATCCTCAGTCAGTTTGAGCTCAGCTCACAGATTCCTCAGATGACTGTATCGTTCGAAAAGACCGCAGTTGAAGCCGGCACACGCCGTCTCGCAGCTAAGTGGTCTGTTGAACTTGAACAAGATTTGAAAAACATGAATGGTATCGATATCGATGCTGAGCTTACAAACGCAATGTCCTACGAAATCCAGGCTGAAATCGACCGCGAGATGATCGCGCGTATGATTCAGACCTGCCTAAACGCTGGATCTGGTGTTGGTTACTCAACTTGGTCCGCGATCTCGGCTGATGGCCGTTGGTCCGGAGAGCGCGCTCGTGACTTCTACAACAGAATCGTTGTTGAGGCTAACCGCGTTGCTGTTCGCAATCGTCGTGGTGCAGCTAATTTCATTATTGGCACACCTCGTATCTGCGCGATCCTCGAGACTCTACCAAACTTCACATGGCAGCCCGTAACTGGCTCTGTTAACACTACACCTGTTGGCATTGCTAAGGTCGGCGCAGTCGGTGGACGTTTCCAAATCTACCGTGATACCCGTACAGAAGCTGAAGTCAACTCTGGATACAATCCAGCTGGCAAAGGCTACGGAACAGTTCGCAGCAATCCTATCGATTACGCACTCTTGGGCTATAAAGGTCCAGAGTATTATGACACCGGAATTGTGTACTGTCCGTATATTCCTGTAATGGTACAGAGAACAATTGGTCCTAATGACTTCTCACCAAGAGTTGGTCTCTTGACACGTTATGGTGTCGTAGATCACATCTTTGGCGCAAATCTATATTACCACCTTGTTATCTGCACCGGTCTCGGTCAACAGTTCACACCTGGGTCAGTCGCTGTCTACTTGTAATTCAACGAGTTACAAAGTAACACAAATCAAAGAAAGCTCCTTCGAAAGAAGGAGCTTTTCTTTTTGTATAATATCATAATATCACCAAAGAATTTAAATCATTAATTGTGTAAAGATAAATATAACATATAATATTATTTTAAGAATTATCATCACTAAAGAATTTAATAAAATGCAAAATAATAAAAACCACACCAAAGAATTTAAATCTGATAAAGAAGGTCACAAATTTACAAAAGAATATAAACTTAGAGTTGTTGCCTATCATGAAGAACATGATAAAGATTTAGCAGAAACAATTGAGTGGGTCAGAATTAAACATCCTTGTGCGAGTAATCATATTATAAGATCTTGGGTTGATCCTGTCTTTGCTGAAAAAGTAAGAGTACGATCGAACGCAGCAAACAAAAAATGGCAGATTAAAAATCCTGTAAAGTATGAAGATTATTGTAAGGGTAGAAAATTTTCCGAAGAGTATAAAAGCTCTGTTAATGAGTTTTATAAAAACAACAATAACAGTATTGCAATAACAATAAAGCATGTAAGAGATCAATTCCCTGGTACTAATACTAGAACGGTAAAAATGTGGATTGATAAAGAATATGCAAAAAAGGAGTATGCAAAACTTAAAAAATATAATCAAAATTGGAATAATCAAAATAAAGATCGTGTTCGCGAATATGACCGCCTAAGGCGAGCTGCTAACCCT